CGGAAAACCCCATATTTGCCCTTTACGCTTACCTTGTTGATTAACAGTATAAAAGTATTCCTCGAAGGTTTTTTCTGCTTTAATTCTTGTTATTTTAAAGTTTATTCTTTTTTCAAAATCATCTATTATGTCATAAATTTCTTTAAATTCTAACCCTGTGTCTATGAAAACAATCTCATCTAATGGAAGCTTTTTTTCTAATATTAGAAGGAGCATTGCTGCTGAATCTTTTCCTCCGCTAAAACTCGCTATATATTTCAAGTAGTTCACCTACTTTTCTTCATAAAATGTTACATTCTTAATAATTATATCTATAGACCCATTTTGATTTTGTCTTACTGTATATTTCATTGGGTCCTCAAAATCAGTTAGATTACCTTTTATATCAAAGCCATTGTCAGTTTTTATATTTCTCGTTTTAAGCTTTTTCTCAACCCATTTTTTATCAATATTAAAACTTTTATCAAGACCTTTTTCCTCTATATGTTCTTTGAAACTATTTTTTAACTCATCATCTTTAATTGATTTATCAACAAAATCATTTATATCAATTTCATGCTTTTCTTTCAAAGTATAATTTAATATACTTCTTACATCTTCTGCCTGTTTTATATCATTTCCAAGAGCATTAGTTATCCAATTTTCGGCTGTACTTTTAAACATCTTAGTCTTGTACTTGTCATCTTTTATCTTAGTAGCGTTTAAAAACTCTGTAACAAACTTAGAATTAGCTTCTTCCTTCTCTGCATCCTTATCCAATACGTTTAGATGATATTCGTTATTCATTCCACTTAGTCCAACTAGGGCAGCAATTTTGACTGTCTTAGTCTCTTGTATATTAATTTCATTTTTAGACATCTGTATATTAAATTTATCATCTTTAAACTCAATTGAATGAGTATACGAATTATTATAATCAAGCTTTAATATAGCAACTTTCTTTTCATCTTTTTGAGAGTATAAGCAAATTGCTAAGTCGCAAGATTCTAATGTAGCATTCAATTTCATAACATCAAATAAATAAGCTGCAATCTCTTTAGAGCTATTTAAAAATGAACTTTCATCATAAATAATTTGTTCACAACACTTCTTAATTAGATTGTTACTATAGTTATTAAATACTGCTGTTCTGATGTCATTATCTCTTGATACTTTGCTTATTTTCTTTTGAAAAAATAGGACCATATCTTGATTAACCCTACCTTCAAAATCATTCAATATTGGTGTATCACTATTCTTATCTAAAACATGTATTATAAATTTGTGTATTATCATAATTCCACCCCTTATAAATTTTCAAAACGTTCTATAATCTTTTCGCTTATCGTGTTTTTTATAACTTCATCTACCTTATCTATAGTTATTAGTACTATATTTTCATCTTTAGCCAATACCTTTGCTTTCTCTCTTAAAACGTCTTTACTTCCATATGTGTAATGTATTTTTCTATTTTCTAATGACAATCCTATCTGCCATCTTAATATATATTCATACATTTATCCCACCCCTTATTTTCATTTGAGAGTTACAAAACACTTCAAAAATATTCATACTAAAAGACATTTTTCAACTTTTAGCCCATTCTTTTTGCTATTTCATATACAACATTTGCAGTAACAGCATTTCCTGCTTGCTTGTACAGTTGACTATCTGAGCATACACTTGCTGCTCTTTCGTAATATTTATCCGGAAATCCTTGCAACCTAAAGCATTCCTTTGGTGTTAACCTTCTTATATCTCCATTTTTCAAAATTCCATGTTTATCTTGAGCTGTCAATGTGAACATTGGTTCTCCGCTTTCTTTAATTCTACGACCATTTTGTCTTTTATTTACCCTATCGGGCGTTAAAACTGCATTAACTAAAACTCCACTATTATCACAATTTCTATTTGTCACACCTGCATTATATTTTGCTTTAAGGCATCTAGCATTTATTGTTACTTTAGAGTTTTTATTTAAGTCTATAAAGTATAGACCTGTTTTAGCACCTCCACCTCCTGCCTGACTTCTAATACATCTAGCAACTCCAACTGCATCATAAATTCTATTTGTACTATGAGTTGGATTATTTAGTTGCTCAAGATTTTTTCCACTTTTTCTTTCGATAGGAAATACTTTTCGTGTACTTCGTCCTCTAAAATGTCCAACAATGAATATTCGTTCTCTATTTTGGGGTACTCCGAAGTTTTTAGAATTAAGAACTTGCCACTCTGCATCATAGCCGATTTCATCCAGTTCAACGAGAACTTTGAGGAAATCAAATCCTCCATTAACACTAAGTAGATTTTTAACGTTTTCAATAAGTAAATACTTGGGTCTATCTTCTTCTTTGAGTTCTCTAATAAGTTTTGTAACTGTAAAAAATAAACTTGAACGTTCTCCTCTGAATCCAAATTGTTTCCCTGCAACAGAAATGTCTTGACATGGGAATCCAAAACACCAGACATCTGCTCTTGGGATATTTTCTGTTCTAATTTCTCTAATATCTCTTTCAAACCATTCATCCTCCTTCGGTTTGTGCATGGCATTATAACTTAAATTTGCGAATTTATCATATTCGCAATGTCCCAAACATTTATGTCCTGCTTTTTCCATCCCTAGCCTAAAGCCACCTATCCCTGCGAATAAATCTAAAAATGTAAGCAATACAACGCCTCCTTTATTTCATTTTTGAGAGTCACAAAACACTTCAACAATAATTTATACCAAAAGACATTTTGCAACTCTCTAAACTGTCTTAATTAGATATTTTCACTTATATTTCTTCTAACATTTCCTCGAGTTTATTTTTTAATAAATCATATTTTTCTTTAGTTTCTAAATCTAATATTCTAACTCTTCCTCGCTCTGCTATAATAGCTATATTTGAACTTTCACATATCATCTGTATATAATTTACAGAAGCATTTATCATTTCTAATCTATCATCCATTCTTATACACCTCTTTTGTTGTCGCAATTTTCACACTCTTTTAGATTCAATCTATACTCATAAACTCTACCAGCTATAAAACTAATTCCTATCAGTAGCACACTAGCCAAGATGTTCATTTTCCAACATCTCCTTACGTTCTAAGAACTCTTTTCTAACTTCCTCTAAGTTCTCATATTCATTGCCAACTACTTTGTAATCTCTACTATGATATATTTCTGTTTTATTTATAATCTCTATCCATTCTCCTTCAAATTTCTTTAAATAATGCCATTCCAAGTATATTTTAATACTACCAATATCCCTTTTTACAACTCCATATTGGCTTGTATCACTAAAATTATCATATCCTTTCAATATATCCCCTTCACAAATTTCTTGATTGTTTCTAGCCCATTCTCCAGAGCATACCCCAACATTAGAGACTTTCTGCCATTCGCAACCCTCTGTCAACATAACTAAACATTCAAGTATATTACTCCACATTATTGTTGCTGAATAAATCCACTTTTCGTTCTCAAAATCATAACCTCTGTACTTAATTACACTCATTTCTAATCATCCCCTCGCACTCATATTTACTTAATATTTTTATAGCTATATCAATAGCTTTATTAACAGAACACTTTTTCTTATTTAATATCTTTTCAGCTAACTTAATTACTTGTTCCACATTTGCTAATACCATCTGACACCTCTTGAATATATCTAACTTTCCAACCATTTTTAGTAGTCTTTCCTGTTCTTGCTAGACGAGTAATATGAAGTTCTGTAAAATATAAATATTTACTTGCTTCGACAGCACTGACAAATATTTTACTCTCTCCAGTAATAATGTTAGTACACTCTACTTTCTTACTTTTTCTTCCTTGACCTTTAGAATTTGTTCTACCAACTAAACCTTTTTGTTTACTTTTATTTCTCATTTTACTTAGATTACATCCAAACATATCTTCTATATCAATAGTTTTTTCTAACAATTCTCCTGCGTCCATCCAAATTTTAGCCATGTTCTTTCCCCCTTTATTTAACTGGCATTTGAAATATTCTATTTCTATAACTTCTAACCTTATAGCTGTCTATAGAATCCGTTCTAGTCCCACCTTCAATAAATCTTTGTATATTATCTAATACCTGCATAGCTCTTTTTTCATCCTCATATTTTCCTATTTCCTTAAAGTTGTTTATTTCTCCAAACATGGCATATACATATTCTTTATCAACATTTATCCAATCAGCTTTCACTAAATCTGTTTTATCTTGACTTCTAATTATTATCATCTCTAATACCCCCTACCTTATTTAACTTCAACACACCATTCCGAAATTACACCAAAATTAAACCAAAATTCATTTGGATAGCAAACATAGCCATCATCAAAAGTTTTTTCAACAGTAAATTCAACACCTTCAATATCATCAATCCAAAGTTCTTTATATTTTTTATGTTGTTCTACACCATTAATTTCCATAAATTTCTCTTTATCAAACTTATAAGTTTTACCTATCTCAAATCTCATTTTATCCCTCCATTTTTAACTCCTAGGAAGTAATATTGTATAATTACTCCCTAGACTATTTAACTTAACCGAATTTACTTTTTTCAAGTTGACCTCTGTTAGCCATATTTATCAATTCTTCATCTGTATATTGTCCAAAGGTTTGATTGAAATTATGAAACTTATTCTTATTTTTTCTACTTGGTATAGGCTTGTAATCTTCTTCTAATGCTTTTATAAGATAACCTGTAATACTTTTTACTCCATCTGTATTTTTAACTAGCCTTAGTTTTTCCTCTAAATAGTTAATTCCTTTTTCTGTATGTATGAATACATCAATGATTTTTTCAATGTCTTTAGATTCTAAATCAAAGTATTTTTTGATTTTATCCACAACCACCAAATAATTTTCTTCTTTTTCTTTTTGTTGTTGTTTTTCTTTTTGTTTTTCTTTTTGTTTTTCTTTTTGTTTTTCTTTTTCCCCATAGACTATAGATACTGTATCGATACTGTATCCATAGTCTATACATACTCTATACATATA